ATGCAGAAGGCTATCAGAAAAAAGTATCGGGATTCTATGATACAAATCCCATGGATCCGACCACAGAACAGGCTGTCATTATGCTATCATCTCACTTCTATGAGAGTCGGGATGGTAGCACTGGCGGCTTTTTTCAGGATAAGGTGGATGCCAGTGAGCAGGTGTGGCGTGTGGTGAATATGCTCCTTCGCATGAATAGGGATGTGGTCATATGAGTTTTGGAATGATGCAAACCTTTATTGAAATCTATAGCACCAACTCAGTGAAAGATGAAGAAGGCTTCGTGACAAAAGAAGAAGTCCTTTTACTAAAAACCAGAGCCTATAAGGAAAACAGGCATGGTAATGAAGCCTGGAAAAACAGGGCGAGCTTTACAACAGCCACTGCCCTTTTCAGGTTTCGCAAGCCACCTGCTATTGATATCAGCACGACTCATGTATTGGTGTGTAAGGGTGAAAAGTACAATGTTCTGAGCGTGGAAGATATCAGAGAAAAAGGCATGTATGTGGAGGTGTTGGCGGAAAAAGTGGCAGGGTCAGAGGGGTGATTGGCATGGCAAAAGCAACGTTTAAGATGCCAGAAGATTTTATAAATAAGCTCTCAAAGCTAAATAACAAGTTCGATGATATTGTACCGAGGGTCCTTCAAGAAGGTGCAGAGCCAGCTATCAAGAAGGCAAAAAGCAATCTAGCCCTTCGCATTGGTCAGGGAACAAAGGAACCATCCCAGTCAACGGGTGAGCTTCTGGCTTCTCTTGAAACCACAAAGCCCGTGCAGAACTATAAAGGGGATTGGACGCTTCGTGTGGGTATTCCGACAACCAAGGATAGTAAAGGTGTATCCAATGCACTGAAGGCTGCGGTTATCGAGTATGGTAAGTCAGGTCAACCGCCCAAGCCCTGGCTTAAACCCTCAAAGAGAGCGTCTAAAAAGGATTGTATGGAAGCAATGAAAGATGCGCTGGATAAGGAGATTGAAAAACTATGAGTTTACTTGCAGATTTAAACCACATACTAGCGCCCCTCAACATCCCAGTGGAAACCGGTGTGTTTTCAGATACACCGCCAGAGGAATACTTGGTCATCACACCCATGTCAGACAGGCTTGATCTCTTTGCAGATAATCAAAGCTATATGATCGTGTCAGAAGCTAGATTGTCCCTTTTCACAAAGAAGAACTACAACAAGCAAAAAAAGGAGCTGACAAAAGCCCTGCAAGCAAGCGGCGTGACCATAACGGATAGGCAGTATGTGGGCTACGAGAACGATACAAAATTTCATCATTACGCCATTGACGTAATGAAAGAATATGAAACGGAGGAAGATTAGATGGCAACAATCGGATTGGATAGTTTATATTACGCCAAGATCACAGAAGACCAAAATGGCATAGAAACCTATGGAACGCCTAAAGTCCTAGCAAAAGCCATGACAGCCGAGCTGAGTGTAGAGCTGATTGAAGCAATCCTTTATGCAGATGATGGTGCATCTGAAGTCGTGAAGGAGTTTAAAAGTGGATCTCTTAGCTTAGGAATAGATGATATTGGGTCCTTGGTGGCACAGGATTTGACGGGCTGTAAAATTGACAGTAACAATGTAGTGGTTTCAAGAAGTGAAGATGGAGGAAGTCCTGTGGCCATCGGGTTTCGTGCCAAGAAAGCCAATGGAAAGTACAGATATTTTTGGCTCTACAGGGTCATCTTCAGTGTTCCTGCTACAAGCCTTGCTACAAAAGGTGACTCCATTACCTTTAGCAGTCCCACCATAGAAGGGACGGTATTCAGGCGAAACAAACTGGATGGAGAAAACAAGCATCCTTGGAAAGCAGAAGTCACTGAAGGGGATAATGGGGTAGCACCCTCAACGATTTCTGGTTGGTTCACTTCAGTTTATGAACCGGACTTCACACCGGTAACACCAACCATAACCATCACAACTGAGCCGGCTACCCTAACTGAAGTAACAGCTGGTAGTATCACAGGAAGTCTTTCTGTTGTGGCAAGCTCCAACACGTCAAATCCTGTGACGTATCAGTGGTATGAAAATACCGTTGACAGTTCTACTGGCGGTACAATCATCAACGGGGAAACATCTGCAAGCTTTGATATTCCAACAGACCTGCTGGCAGACACTTACTACTATTACTGTGTTTTAAGCTCTAGTGGTGCAGAGAGTGTAACAACCTCAGTGGCTACTGTTGTTGTATCTTAAGGGAGGAATGATCATGGCAGATGATAAATTAAAGGTTGATGAGGCAGCTGAAGAACGAAGTACCACCATTGATATCGGAGGAACAGAGTTTAAAATGATCCTGACCACCAAAGCAACAAAGGAAATTGCTAAGCGCTATGGCGGGCTTGAAAATCTGGGCGATAAGCTGATGAAAACTGAGAACTTTGAAATGGCTCTTGATGAGGTGGTGTGGCTCATAACGCTTCTTGTTAATCAATCCATTCAGATTCACAACATCAGAAACAAGGATGATCAAAGAGAGCTGATTACAGAAGAAGAAGTGGAGCTTCTCACCACACCTTATGATCTGGCGAATTACAAGAATGCCATTATGGCCAGCATGATGAAAGGTACTCAAAGGAACGTGGAGAGTGAACCCTCAAAAAACGAGGTGGTCGGGTAAGTGATCAAGAACTCTTTACCCGACTGATTTACTATGGCACAGCCCATCTTAATAGAAATGAAGACGAGGTGTGGCTAATGCCAATTGGATATTTGATGGACCTTTGGGAATGCCATAAGCAGTTTATTGGCATCTCAAAACCAAGAAAGGAATATACCATCGATGAGGTGATTCCTGAGTTTCTATAAAAGAATAAGTTTACGCCGACACCGTGAATAGGTGTCTTTTTAATGTCCTGAAGGAGGAGGTGAGGCGATTGTCTGATTCATTTGGATTCAAGCTGGGGATTGAAGGGGAGCGAGAGTTCAAGAACGCTTTAAGAGATATTAATCAAAGCTTTAAGGTGCTGGGATCTGAAATGAACCTAGTTACTTCCCAATTTGATAAACAAGATAAATCGGTTAGGGCCATCACTGCAAGAAATGAAGTCCTAAACAAAGAGATTGATGCACAGAAAAACAAAATTAGCACCTTGGAAGCTGCCCTGAAAAATGCCGCCGAATCCTTCGGAGAGAATGACAAGCGAACGAAAGCGTGGCAGATACAACTGAACAATGCCAATGCGGACCTCAATAAGATGGAAAAAGAGCTGGATGACAACAACAAAGCTCTCGATGCAGCCAGCGATGGTTTTGATGATGCCGGTAAGGAAGCTGAAAAATTTGGAGATGAGATTAAAGATTCAGCTAAAGCAGCAGATGATGCCGGTGGAAAGTTTGAAAAACTAGGTTCTGTCATGAAGGGAGTAGCTGCCGGTATTGGAGTGGCCATGGCAGCCATTGGAACTGCAGCAGTGGGTGCGGGAAAGAAGCTGTATGATATGGCAAATGATGCAGCCGCTGCCGGAGATGAAGTGGATAAAGCTAGTCAACGCCTTGGGCTATCGAGACAAGGTTATCAGGAATGGGATTATGTCTTATCGCAAAATGGTGCCAGCATCTCATCTTTAGAAACTGGGATGAAAAAGCTGAACAATACCGTGGATGATGCCGTGAGTGGAAGTGCTTCTGCAACAGAGAAGTTTGAGAGACTTGGAATATCTATGGAGGACCTTCAAGGTAAATCACGTGAAGAAGTCTTTGAGATGACTGTTAAAGGACTTCAAGGAATCGCTGATGAAGGTGAAAAAGCTGCTATTGCTAATGACCTTCTCGGCACGTCTTCCGTTGAACTTGGAGCGCTTTTAAATCAGACTGCAGAAAGCACGGATGCATTAAAGAATAAAGCCAGTGAACTTGGCTTGGTGATGAGCGATGAGTCCATTGATGCGGCGGTGAATTACACCGATGCCATGGATAACCTCACCCGTTCTTTTGCTGGTGTGAAAAACAACATCACCTCGCAGCTTCTTCCTGGATTCACCATGGTTCTCGATGGCTTAACGGGACTTATCACCGGTCAAGAAGGAGCGGCAGAACAGCTAAAAGAAGGGGCCAGACAAACAGTAGATCAGATTGCAGTTATCCTGCCGCAGATTTTAGATGTGGTGACTGGGCTCATAGCTGCCATTGCTGAGGTGGCACCGGATTTAGTTCTTGCTCTTGTAAGTGGTATTTTAGATAACTTACCAACGCTCATTGAAGCCGCCACAAATATTATCAGGACTATTGTTGGTGGACTCATCGAAGCCCTACCACAGATTACAGAGGGGGCACTACAACTGGTACTGACTTTAGTTGATGGCATTATAGCTAATCTACCAGCACTTGTAGAAGCAGCCCTTGTAATGATTGTTACCCTCGCTACAGGGCTTGGTGAAGCACTACCGGAGCTGGTTCCTTCCATTGTTGAGGCGGTTATTCTCATTGCTCAGACGCTGATCAATAACCTGGATTTGGTACTTGATGCAGCCTTTCAGATCATCAGTGGATTGGCTCAAGGTCTTCTGAATTCATTACCAAAACTAATAGATGCCTTGCCACAGATCATCAATAGCATCATCAACTTCATTACAAATAACCTGCCTAAGATTATCGAAATGGGCGTTCAGCTGACCATTCAATTGGCTGCAGGACTGATCAGAGCCATTCCTCAGCTTGTCAGTCAGCTTCCACAAATCATCTCGGCAATTGTGACAGGGCTTGGGAGAGCTATTCCATCCATGATGGACGTGGGAAAAAATATTGCTCGTGGACTGTGGGATGGTATTTCATCCATGATTGGCTGGCTGAAAGGAAAAGTCGACAGCATGGTCAGTGGCATTGTCAAAGGGGTCAAAGGTGTTCTTGGCATCCGCTCCCCTTCTAAAGTGTTCGCAGGGATCGGTGCCAACATGAGTGAAGGTATCGGAGAAGGTTTCACTGAAGCCATGAGCGGTGTTGAAAAGGACATGCAGGGAGCCATTCCAACAGACTTTGACCTAGATCTGAACTCTCAAGTTTCTGGAAGTCTAGGTGGTTCTGAAGGTGCAGTCTTTGATGTGACCATCCCACTTACCATTGACGGAAATATTCTAACAAGAGTCATAGCCCAGCTTCAGTGGAATCAAAATACCGTCACCGTTAGGAACCTTGGAGTGGCAGGATCATAAAACAGAGAGGAGGGATAAGCCTTGATTGAAATCTATGCGGGTAGTACGTTGCTTCAAAGCATTAAGAAAGTTATGAGTGCTAATGTCAGAGAAACCTTGGAAGGGGAGTATACCCTTTCATTCACGGTACTTGCAAAAACAGCACTGGCACTTAAGGTAAAACAGATCGCAAAGCTGGATGATCAGTATTTTGAAATCGTTCAGATATCAAAGAGCCTTCAGGGTAGCCTTCCCATCTGTTCTGTGATTTGTGAGCATGTCTCTTATGTCCTGAATCATGAAATGTATAATATCAAGGAGTTTGATTTCACCGGTGATCCGGCTGCAGGGCTTGCCCAGGTTCTTTCAGGAACCCCTTTTAATGCAGGACAGCCCTTATGCAGTACATTGCCATCCTTGGTGGCGAGATTGAGTACGATGGTTACAACATCAACATTCGAAGTCATAGGGGAAGCACTGACTATATCCCAGTAATGGATTCAAAGAACGTGACCAATGTGGCGGTATCCCATGATTCCAGGGAGAATGCATCCTCCTATGACATCTCATTCTTTAAGCTTTTGAACCTCGCAGTCGGAGATAATGTGCAGATTGTGTTTAGTCCTCTGGGGATCAATGTGAAGACGAGAATTATCTCCTTGGAATACAATCCATTCTACCGATACAACATCCGGGTGGAGGTTGGGAAATATAGACCCAGCATTTCAGATACCTTCTACCGGATAGAAAGTTCCCTTTCTATTGTGGGTAGCTCAGTGGATGATATTCAAACACAGGTGAACGATCTAGGGGTATCCTATACAATCGTTTCAAATCTGGTGGTGACGGAGTCCACTATCGATGTGACCTATACCGTAGAGAAGGGCGATACCCATCAATATCATGCTCAGTATCAGTACACCACAGACAGCGGGGGAAGAATTACGAGCATCACCCTCGATAACATTTTTTCAGAATTACTATTAAAAGAAGTATCAACCCTAACGGTGGATATGATGAGCTTTTATATCGAATATGCAGACGGAACAACAGCGACATATAACTACACCGTGGATAGTGGTGGTCGAATCACCAGCGTCACCAAAGTATAAAGGAGGGCTGATTCCATGAGTTATGATCATATTTTCAATAATACCTTGGCCATCTGGACAGCCTTTGGAGGACGTGGAGAAGTACTCTTCACCATCCCAACACTGAGCTGGACCAAAAAGTACTATAACAACTTTGGCTACACCCAGTACGGCAGTGAGAAGCAGATCAACGTTTATGATAATGGTAACGCTCAGATCGCAGTTTACTATGCCAAAACCCCATACATGTCCTACTGGAACAAGAACACCAAACAGTGGACCGTTGTCAGTGTTCCTTGGTGGAGTTATGGCCAGCCGGAGATTCTCTATGCAGGGGGTGGTGTGTTCATTGCAAAGATTGTGGGTCTTGCCAATGTCATCGCTTCCTTTGATGGTATCACTTGGCATAATGCTGGATA